CGAAAGAGGCCCCGCTGAAGCGGAACGATCACGGCATGGACGGGATGCGCTATCTCGTTGCCCAGCGGGACCTGATGGGCGTGCCGCGCTTCCGGAGCTTCTACCCCCGGTAAATCGGCCGGCCGCCGACTGATTTCGGCATGGCCGCCTGAAATATTTTCTGGACCAATTCCGTAGCATGCCTGCTAAAGCCGTATCTACCGTGGTCAATATCGGCTAAAACGCGGATACCATCGCAGGTCACAATGCATGCCAATGGTCTAGCGCGAATGTAGCCTTTGCCGCAGAGGCCATCTCTGGCCTGTGGAGGTGCCCGCCGTGGCTGCTGCTGATTCCGTTGATTCCGCTCCCGATGCTGGCCAGAGCGTGCCATGGCACCGGGCTATCCGGAATGCGGTCAGCGGCGCGGTAAAGGCGGCACTCACCCCGCACAAGGCCAGCGTTAAGCGCCTCGGCGACATCCCGCTGACGGTCGTCGGCACTGGCGGCATTGACTTCTCCGCCTTCCACGTCAATCACGGCGTTGGCTTCCTCGTCCTGGGCGTCTCCCTGTGGGTCATCGAGCACCTGATCGCCGACGAGGACGAGCCGCCCGGCGGGGCAACATGAAGTCCGGGTTCCGCCGCCTGGTCCGCAGCCAGGCAGCGAGCGCGCCAGAGGGGCCGCCCGTCCCGCTGACCACGCAGTACCGGCGCGGCTCCGTGTTCGACCTGGGCGCGGGCAAGGCCAGCCGTGAGACGTTCATGCGCGCCTACGGGCAGTCCGGAACCCTGTTCTCGATTGTGTCGCTGCTCCAGCAGGCCGCGGCGTCGCCCCGCTGGCGGCTGTACAAGAAGCCGCCCACGGATGGCCGGGTCCGCTACACGACCTCCGACATGGGCAGCGATCCCCGGATTGAGGTCGTCAACCACGCGGCCCTGTCGCTGTGGCAGAAGCCGAACGGCTTCCACACTGGCTTCGAGTTCCGCGAGGGATCCAACCAGCACTTCGAGCTGACCGGCGAGACGATCTGGGTCCTGAACAGCGAGGGCACGACCTTCCCGACCTCCATGTGGTACGTGCGGCCGGATCGCATGGAGCCAGTCCCAAGCCCCGATGACTACATCGTCGGCTGGGTCTACACCGGCCCGAACGGCGAGCAGATCCCGCTCAAGCTGGACGAGGTCATCCAGGAGAAGCAGCCCGACCCGCTCGACCCGTTCCGCGGCGCCGGGCCGGTCGCGTCGATCCTGCCGAACCTCCAGCAGCAGCGGTACGCCACCGAGTACCAGCGGAACCTGTTCCTGAACGGCGCCGACCCGGGCGCCATTATCCAGTTGCCCGGCACGTACACGGACAAGCAGTTCGACACGTTCGTCGACCGGTGGCGTGAGTCGCACCAGGGCGTGGCCCGGGCGGGCCGCGTCGGCATCCTTGAGGCCGGGGCGACCTGGGCGGCAGCCGCAGGCACCACGAACAAGGACATGGAGTACGCCAACCTGCGGCTCAACAACCGCGATGAGATCCGCGAGGCGTACCGGATGCACAAGGCGCTCCTCGGGACCGTCGAGGACGTCAACCGCGCGAACGCCCAGACAGCGGAGGAGACGTTCTCCTCCCAGCTCCAGATTCCCCGGCTCGAGCGGCGCCGCGACACCCTGAACTACAAGCTGCTGCCGCTGTTCGGTGCCACCGGCCAGGGGGTGGAGTTCGACTTCGACGACCCGTCACCGGTCAACCAGGAAGCCGCGGTTCAGGAGCTGCTCATCAAGTGCCAGTCCGCCGCCGCGCTGGTGAACGCCGGATGGGACCCGGACGACGTCCTGGACCAGGTCGGCCTGAACCCGATGGACGTCGTGGAGAAGGCCACGCAGTCGCCCGCGCTGCCGCCCGGCTGGGTCGCCACCCCGCCGCCGGCCGCCCCGGCGACCCCGGCCGCGCCCGACAACGCGCCGCCCAAGGACCAGGACATGGCCGCGCTGCTCCGGCGCGTGCTCAGCGACGGCTACGTGCCCATCGACAGCGGGAGGTGCTGATGACGCTGGAAAGCAGGCCCCTGCGGTCCACGCGGAGGCTGTCCAACCGGGCGTGGGACCGGCCCGCCTGGTACTCGATCGCCAACTCGGCCACTACCGGCCCCGTGCTGGTGACGATCTACGACGAGATCGGGTTCTACGGCGTGTCGGCCGGCCAGTTCATGGCTGACCTGGACGGCATTACCGGCCCGATCGAGATGCACATCAACTCGCCCGGTGGCGACATCTACGACGGGATCACCATCTACAACCGGCTCAAGGCGCGGGGCGGGGACGTTCACGTCATCGTCGATGGCCTGGCCGCGTCCGCCGCGTCGTTCATCGCCATGGCCGCCTCCCCGGGGCAGCTGGAGATGGCGCCGCACTCCGAGATGATGATCCACAACGGCTTCACGATGGCGATCGGGGACGCCGCGGACCTGCGGAAGACCGCCGACCTGCTCGACAAGAAGACCGCCGACATCGCGGACATGTACGCGCAGCGCTCGGGGAAGCCTGCCGCCTACTGGCTGGGCAAGATGCAGGCAGAGACCTGGTACAGCGCGGAAGAGGCCGTGGCCGAGGGACTCGCCGACCGGATCACCGGGCAGTCGGGCCCGTCGAACGGCTGGGACCTGTCGGTGTACGCGAACTACGCCGGGACGCTGGTCAACGCCGCGCCCTCGGTGAAGTGCCCGGCCTGCTCCAAGTTCAACAAGGCCGACGCCAAGACATGCGCCAGCTGCGGCGCCGCGATGCCCGCCCAGGGTCAGGGCGACGAGGCCCCGGCTGAGGCGCCCGGCTCCGTCCCGGCGACCAGCGACGCCACCGGCACCCGGCCGCAGAACGCCGCCGCCGAGCCGGTGCAGCTCGGCGACGGGTGGGTCGAGGACCCGGACGGCACCGTCAGGTTCGACCCGGACGGCGACGGCGACAACGACGCGACCCCGGCGGGTGACACGGACCACGACTACTTCGACGAGGACGGCAACCAGGTCAAGCCGATCCCGCCATGCCCCGGCCCGGCCCTCGCCGACAGCGCCCGGTTCCCGCTCCTGGCCAGCGTCGACAACAGCCCGTGGGACGCCTCCAAGGCGTGGCACAACGGTGCGATGTCCGACGACCCGGCCGCGTTCTACAAGGGCATCTGTGCCGGGCGGAAGGCTGGCGACCCGGCGAATCAGTCGTCCTGGGCGCTGCCGTACAAGTACCACCCGGGCGACCCGGTCAACGCGGCGGGCGTCAAGGCCGCGCTGTCCCGGCTGCCCGACACGGAAGGGCTCACCAACGCCGCCGAGGCCAAGGCGACCCTCCAGGCGGCCATGAAGCAGGTCAACCCGGACTACGACCCCGACGCCCTGGCCGCCTCCCCGGCGCTGCTCGCGTCGATGTTCACGCTCCCGGCCGCCACGGTCGATGACAGCCAGTGGAACCCGGCCGCGGCGATGGCCGCCGCAGCCGCGTCCAGCGACCCGGAGGCGTTCTACCGGGGCATCTGCGCGGGCCGCCGCCCAGGTGACCCGTCCACCCCGCAGGCGTGGGCGCTGCCCTACAGGTACGCCCCGACGCTCCCGCCGAACTCCTCCGGCGTCCGCTCCGCGCTCGCGGAGCTGTCGACCGTCAAGGACCTGGCGAACCCCGGAGAGGCCCGCTCCGCCCTGGAGAAGGCCATGCGGGAAGTCAGCCCCGGCACCGCGCCGGACAACGAAATGGACCCGCTGCTGCTCGCGGCAGTGTTCAACCTCGGCCTGGAAGGGGCGGGAAAGTGACAAAGGTGAAGGTTCCGTCCGACCCGGACGGCCTGCGCGAAGTCCTCGGGGACGCCAACGCGCTGCGGGCGTTCTTCAGCAACGAGGCCATGGCGGACGGCAGCACCCGGCAGTTCCTCGACTCGTACGCCCAGGTGTACGCCCAGAAGCACCCCGGCGCGATCGACGACATCAAGACCCAGGTCCAGTCCGCGCTGTTCGACATGATCCGCGAGAGCGGCGGCGGCCGGAAGCCTGCGGTCGACCTGGCCAACACCCTGAGCTTCCGCAGTGGCCGCCCGACGTTCCTGTCGGCGGACGGCACTCCCTCGGTGAGCCGGGGCCGTGGCGCGGTCTACAACAAGTTCGCCCCGGGCGCCCAGTTCGAGGCGCAGTACCGCGAGGAGGACCGGTTCGCCTCCATCGGCGAGTACTGCCAGGCGATCCGCGAGGAGAACCGCTCCTCGTCCCTGCCGAACCGCAAGCAGCTGCTCCAGAAGCTGGACAACGTCCGGTCGTTCCAGAACTCGTTCGGCTCTGAGGACCCGGCGGCCGGTGGCTTCCTGATTCCCGAGCTGATGCGGTCGGAGCTGCTGCAGCTGGCGATCGAGGACTCGATCGTCCGCAGCCGCGCGACCGTCATCCCGATGACCACGCTCCGGGTGCCCATCCCGACCGTGGACGACACGAGCCACGTGTCCAGCCTGTTCGGTGGCGTTCAGTTCTACTGGGCCGAGGAGTCTTCGAGCCTGGTGGAGTCCCAGGCGAAGTTCGGCAAGGTCGTGCTCGACGCCAAGAAGCTGACCGGTTTTTTCAAGGTCCCGAACGAGCTGCTGGCCGACGCCCCGGCGTTCTCCGGCTGGTTCGACACCCGCATCCCGGCGGGCCTCGCATGGTCCGAGGACGTCGCGTTCATGACCGAGACCGGCGCGGGCACCCCGCAGGGCTTCATCAACAGCCCGGCATCGGTGCAGGTCTCCGCGCAGTCCGGCCAGGCAACCCAGACGATCGTCTGGGAGAACATCGTGGCGATGTACGCGCGGATGCTGCCGACGTCCCTCAAGAACGCCGTGTGGATCTGCGCCATCGACACCTTCCCGCAGCTCGCCACCATGGCCCTGTCGGTCGGCACCGGTGGTGGACCGGTCTGGATCGGCGGCTACGGCAACAGCGGCGGCATGGACACCCCGCCCATGACGATCCTCGGGCGCCCGGTGATCTTCACGGAGAAGGTCCCGCAGCTCGGCACCACGGGAGACATCAACTTCGTTGACCTCTCCTACTACCTGATCGGCGACCGGCAGCAGGTCGAGGTGGCCGCGTCTGACCAGGCGTTCTTCCAGAACGACCAGACCGCGTATCGGATCATAGAAAGGGTTGATGGTCGGCCCTGGCTGCAGAGTCCTCTCACCCCGCATAACGGCAGCTCAAACACCCTGAGCGCGTTCGTGCAGCTGGCTAGCCGGTAAGCAGTAAAACCACCTGGAATAAGTTCAGGTCTGGTTAGAATAACGACTGGAGGTGCTATAGAATTGGGTACATGGGAAGTGCGAAGTGCCCGCCTGGCTGCACCTGCGGCCGGCACACCGGGCCGAGAACTCAGTCCAAGTGCGAGCCGGGCTGTACATGCGGGAAGCACACTGCGCCCGGCAGGCCGAACACGAGCGGCGTCGACTGGGACGACCCGGAATCCGTCAAGAGGTACAAGCGCGACTACGCCCGCGGGAAGTACGCCGCTGACCCGAATTTCAGGGCTTCAGCCAAGGCGAAATCTCGCAAGTACCTGTACGGGACGATCACGCCGGAACGCCTCGCCGAGATGGCGCTGGAGCAGAACGGCTTGTGCTACCTCTGCGACGCGCCTCTCGACTTCAGCGCGGGAGGCGGCATCGCCAAGGGCGCGGTCAACGTGGACCACGATCACTCGTGCTGCCCCGGCCGGAAGATGTGCGGGAAGTGCGTGCGCGGCCTCGCGTGCGGCAAGTGCAACACCGGCATCGGCATGTTCGATGACGACCCGGCCAAGCTGCGGCTCGCCGCTGACCGGCTGGAGGCGGCAACCCGCCGTCTCCAGGGAAACCCGCCCGATCAGGGCTAACCAGGCAGGCAGTAACGCCCCTGCCGGGAGGGATTAAGGCATGGCCGGCATGGAGGCACTCGGGAGGGTCTTCGACGTCGTGTACACGGCGTCCGGAAACTACTTCTCCCTCAAGAACTGCTCGGGCGTCACCCTGATCTGCAAGACGTCGTCCACCACGACCACGTCTGTCGCCCTGGTCGCGGCCACCTCGTTCGCCGCGTCGACCACGGCGAACTGGACCACGGCGAACGGGTTCGGGCAGCCCAGCCACTACTACCAGAACGCCCAGAACAACGGCACCGGGGCCTGGACCAAGCAGACGGCCACCTGGACGTCCAACTCGCTCGCGATCGCGGGGACGTCCGGCTACCTGTCGGTCGTGGAGCTGTTCGTGAGCCAGCTCGCGGACACCTACGATTACCTGGCGGTGACCGGGACCAACTGCACCGTGACGGCCCTGCTGCACGACCTGACCGTGCAGCGCACCCCGGCGAACCTCGCCATCCTGGGGGCCTGACCTGCGATGGCGAATTACATCAAGGGCACGGCGCTACGGGAGACCGTCTTCGGGTTCCAGGTCATCAAGACCGCCGTGGCGTTCCCGCAGACGGCGACCGCGAACCTGTACACGATCGCGGGCGGCTCTGTCCTGGTGACGAGCTTCTTCGGCCTCGTGTCCACGGTCGTTGCGGGCACTGACCCTCAGCTGACCATCGGCATCGCGCCGACCACGGGCACCGCTGAGACGGCGGGCATCGCCACCTCCACCGCCCTGACCTCTGCTGAGGTCGGGACCTGGATCGGGGTACTGGCCAGCAGCGGCAAGGCGGGCGCGCTCGTCAACGGCGCGCACGCAGGCAACGCGGTGTGGACCACCACGCCGTTCGTCGTCCCGGCCGGCAACATCACGCTGACCACGGCGGCCAGCGAGACCGGTGCCGTGACCTGGTACCTGACCTACGTCCCGCTCGACACGGGCGCATCGGTCAGCTGACCGGGAAGGAGTCACCGTGAGCACCATCTCACCGCAAGCGGCCACCACGGCGAGCGTGGCGTCCAGCGCCACGAGCACCACCGTGTTCGCGGCGGCGACCGGGCACACCAACGGCCGGGCGGTGTTCAACGACTCCACAGCCGTGCTGTACCTGAAGTTCGGGACCACGGCATCGGTGACCAGCTACACCGTGCAGGTGCCTGCGGGAGGCTACTACGAGTTCCCGCAGCCCTGCTACGGCGGCGAGTGTGACGGCATCTGGGCGTCCGCCAACGGCAACGCCCGAGTGACGAGCTGGTGACCTGATGCCCCTGTTCCCGTCGGTGACGTCCCTCCAGCAGCTGGCCGCAACGCCGGTTGCCGGGTTCGCGCTGCAGAACGGCACGCCGACCATCCTCACGTGGGCCGTCCCGAATGACGGGCTGCTGCACCGCGTACTCGTGATCTCCACTATGGACGTCACCAGCACGGAGACCGGTGGCGGGGTCGTGGTTAACGTCACGCTGCCGGACGGCACGACGGGCCAGCCGACGCTTTATTCGAGCGGCAAGAGCGCCGGGATGGTGAACGCGAACTACGTCGCGTGCCAGGTTAAGGCCGGCAGCACTGTCACGGTTGCCCAGGCATCCGCGCTAACCGGCGGGGCTTCCACCGTGTGGGCCGAGATCTGGGGGGCGTGATGTGGGACTGCCTGTTGTGCGGGTGCAAGGCCATCGTCCGTGACCTGGGGTTCTGCCCCCACTGCTTCAAGCCGAAGGAGGCAAGCATGCCGAAGGCAACGACCGGTGGCGCCAGCAACGCCAAGGCCGAGCCAGGCGAGCCGGGATACATCGCGCCCGAGGGTGCCCAGGAGGCCGCCCAGGTGCTCACCGGTGCCGGGATGGACCCGGCCGACGTCGCCGCAGTCACCGGGACCGCCGAGCCAGAGGGCACCGAAGCGCCAGGAGAGGCGGCAGCGGCCCCGGCTGCCCCGGAAGGGCCAGCGGCCACGCCGAAGCGGAAGAGGGCCGCAGCGGCCAGCTCCGCGCCGGACAGCGGCAGCGAAACGGAAGGCAGCTAACGCCATGGCAGGACAGGGCGGTGGCGTAACCGGGTGGGACCTGTATTCGACGCTCCAGGAGCAGGCCGGATATGCGGACTACTACCGGTCGCAGCCGCCCGTGGCCTGCCCGAACGACGGCACGCCGCTGCTGGAAGGGCCGCCCAGCGAGCCAGGAGTCCTCTACTGCCCGCATGACGGCTGGCAGTACCCGAGGGACTGGGACGCCGAGTCCATGAGCGGCCTGTAGCCGCAGGCCAGCAGCACCCGCGCGCAGCGCGCGGCACAACCGAATATCAGCCAGTCCGGCCGGTACGACGACGGCCAGGCCCAGAAAACGAGACCGAGGATGGCGGAGGGAGGCACACGGCATGGCCGTGTTTCGAGCGTGCTATTGCACCAGGCAGGATGTCATGTCCGCGACTGATATCCAGCAGACGCAGGACTACATCCGGCACGTTGACTCCGCTATCGAGGCAGCCGCTAAGGATGTCGAGCGGCTGTGCAAGCGCCGGTTCTGGAACAACTACATCACCCAGTACTGGGACTGGCCGAACTTCCAGCGGTCCTACCCGTGGAAGATCTACTTTGACGAGCGCGAGATCGCCGACGTGACCGTGAACGTCCCCGTGGTCACCAGCGGCGGGACCGTCATCCCCTCGTCGGCGATCTTCTGGGGGCCGTGGAATTACAGCCCGCCATACGAGTTCCTCGAGCTGGACCGATCCCAGTCGTACTCGTTCGGCCTGGGGTCGACGCCGCAGCGGGACGTGGCGATCACCGCGACATTCGGCTACTGGCTGGAGACCAAGCCAGGGGGCGCGCTGGCCGCGAGCGCCACCAGCTCGGCCGGCACCGTGACCGTGTCGGACTCCAGCGTGGTCGGGGTCGGCGACGTCATCACCGTGGACACGGAATCGATGCTGGTCTCGGACTGCGCGATGGCCGACACCGGCCAGGCCCAGCAGGGGAGCGGCTGCAGCACCGCCAGCCCGGCCGACAATCAGCTGACCGTCACGGACGGCACGCAGCTGCACGCCGGAGAGGTGCTCCAGCTTGACGCCGAGTGGATGCTCGCCAAGTCCATCACGGGCGACGTGGCGACCGTGGACCGCGCTTACGGCGGGACGGTTATCGCCGCCCACTCCGGGGCCGAGGTGTACGCGCAGCGCGCCCTGACGGTCCTGCGGGGCTTCGGGGGCACCACAGCGGCCAGCCACGACAGCGCCGAGACGGTCGCCGTGTCGCTCATCCCGCCGGAGGCCCGCGAGCTGGCCATCGGCGAGGCCCTCAACTACGTGTACCAGAAGGTCAGCGGCTACGCGCGGACCATCGGCGAGAACGGCGCGGCACCCGTGCCCGGCGGGTCGCTGCCGGACCTGCGTGCCCGCTGCAAGGAAGCCCTCGCCCGCCAGGGCCGCCAGAGGGTGGTGTGACGTGAACGAGGTCATCGTTGCCGGCCCGGTCTTCGACGGGCGCGCGATCGCCCTGGGCGCCAAGGCCACGCAGGCGGTCCGTGACGCCGTCGCCGCCGAGGGCGCGAGGCTAGTCGGTGCCGCGTTCGCCGCGTCGATCCGCAACGGCACGGGCGCGTTCCTCGACAGCATCACCGTGGTTGACCGGTCCACCGTCTTCACCACGGACGGCTACTCGATGTCGGTCTCGGCCGGGCCGGACACCGACATCGTGACCACCGACATTGCCAGCTACGGCCCGTGGCTGGAAGGCGTGGGCTCGCGCAACGAGACCACGGCGTTCAAGGGCTACCACGGGTACCGGCAGGCGGCCCAGGAGCTGGACACCCGCGCCCAGGCCATCGCCGCCACCGCCGCGGCCCCGTTCGTGGAGGCGATGAACTGATGGCCTTCGACACCGCCGCCGTGAACGCGCTGATAAGCGCCGTCGAGGCGATCGCCATGCAGACCGGCGAGTACCGCCGCGTCAACACCCACGAGCCGAAGTCGGCACCGGGCAACGGCCTGACGCTGGCCATCTGGGTGCAGTCGGTGGAACCGATCGCCGCCGCGTCCGGGCTGGCCTCCACCAGCGGCTACCTCGTGCTATTCGCCCGCTCCTACGGCAACATGCTCGCCAGGCCAGAGGACGAGATCGACCCGCGCATGACCAGCGCCGTGACCGGCCTCATCGGCGCGCTGAGCGCGGACTTCACCCTTGGCGGCCTCGTCCGCAACATCGACCTCCTCGGCGAGTACGGGCAGCGGCTGGCAGGCCAGGCGGGCTACGTGACGATCGCCGGGTCCATGTACCGCCAATTCACGATCACGGTCCCGTGCATCGTCAACGACATGTGGGAGCAGGTGAGCGACTAATGGCCAAGCAGTCGGGTCTGGGGGACAACTTCTACATCGGCGGCTATGACCTGTCGGGCAACGTCTCGTCGCTAGACCAGGCATCCGGCGGCCCCGCGCTGCTGGACGTCACGCCAATCAACGTCAGCGCCAACACCCGCATTGGCGGCCTTCGGGACGGCGACCTTCAGTTCACCTCGTTCTTCGACCCGTCTGTCGAGCACCCGGCGCTGTCGACGCTGCCCCGAACCGACGTCATCGCCTCCTACCTGCGGGGCAACGCCACCGGCAACCCGGCCGCGTGCATCTACGGGCGCCAGCTGAACTACGACCCGACCCGCGACACCTCGGGCAACCTGACGCTAAAGGTCGAGGTCCAGGGCGACGGCTACGGCCTCCACTGGGGGACGCAGCTCACCCCCGGGATCTACACCACCTCCAATAGCCTCACCGGCCAGAACACGGGCTTTGAGGGCGGCATCGGCACCTGGGTAACCGGCCTGAACTCGCCGACGCTCGCCGACTCCAGCGCCAAGGCGCACACCGGCTCGGACAGCATGTCCGTCACGTCGACCACCGCGGGGACGATGGCCGCGAAGCACGTCTCCAGCGGGACCGGCGGCATCGCGGTCACGCCTGGCCGCCAGTGCTATGTACAGGCATGGTTCCTCGCCGGGTCAACCGCGCGGACCTGCCAGGTTGCCATCAACTGGTACAACTCCAGCGGGACGCTCCTCACCACGTCGGCTAACGCCGGGGTCGCGGACAACACGTCCACCTGGACCGTGTCGAACACCCTGGCGACCGCCCCGGCGTCGGCGGCCTTCGCAACGGTGATCATCCAGGTAACGGGCGTCGCCGGTTCCGGGGAAGTCCACTACGTCGATGACGTGGAGCTGATCCTCCTCCCGGCCGCGCTTGACACTGGCATCGGGCCGCTGTTCACCGGCAACTCCTCGACGTTCGAGGGCGGCATCGCCAACTGGGCGGCCACCACCAACTGCACGATTGCTCAGTCAACCGCCGAGGCGCACACCGGAACTCACTCGCTGTCCCTGACGTCGACTGCTGCCGGGGCGATGGCCGCGCAGGGCTGCGCGGCTGCGAGCATCCTCACGGGGGGCTTCGCGGTCACCGGGGGAGAGGTGTACTACGCCGGGGCCTGGTTCTGGGCGGCATCGACCACGGAGACGGTCCAGGTCGGGATTGCCTGGTACGACGTCAACGGCAACGCCCTGTCCACCGCTTACGGCACGGGCGTCACCGACTCGTCGACCGCCTGGACGCTCGCCTCGGCGCTGCTGACCGCCCCGGCCGCCGCGGCCTGGGCGACCGTCAGCGTGACGGCTGACAGCACGTCGGCGGGCAGTGAGGTCCATTACGTCGATGACGTCGTCTGCTACCCGGCTTGCGGCGCGTCGGCCTACCTCCAGGTGCTGGCGTTCACCGGGACGGACTGCACCATCGAGATCCAGGACTCGGCCGATGGGATCACGTTCGCCAACGTGTCGGGGATGGCGTTCGCGCAGGTGACCAGCGCCCCGGGCGCGCAGCGGATCGCGATCGCGAACGGCACGAACCTGCGGCGGTACGTCCAGGCGTCGGTGATCAGCACCGGAGGGTTCACGGCGCTGTCGTTCGACGTCGTGGTCATGAAGAACGTCGTCCCGGTGAGCTTCTGATGGCGGGCATGGTCAGCGTCCCGTTCGGGCACACGCGAGTCAACCGGATTGCCCCCGATGCCGGGCCGGAGCACTTCAAGACCTACGGGGCGTCAATGCCCCTCGCAACTCACTGGCGCCGGGCGACGTGCGCCGAGGTCGACTGTGATGCCTACCTGAATGGCTGGGTGTCCACGTTCGACCTGGGCACTGACCTGGGCCAGCGGCAGTACGACTACTGCACCCACGACCGGGAGCGCCGCTACAGCGTGCAGCGCGTGTCAATGACGGTCGTGAAGCTCCTGTACGGCCCCGGCCAGCGGTGCTTCCGCTCCGGGGACCACAGGGTGCCCCTGGAGCGTCCCGCGCGGCTGTACGTGGCCGGCGGCGACTGGAGGGGCAACCCCCGCCGGATACCGGTGCGGGTCCACAAGCGCCCCGAGGACTGGGTGGAGGACTTCTCCGAGCACCAGGCCCGGGTAGCGGCGATCAAGCAGAGAGGGTGACCCATGACTGATCACAGGCTGCTGATCGACGGCACGGAAGTGCCCGTGGAACAGCTGACGTTCGACACGCCCAAGACGGTGCACGAGCTTCTCCAGCCCCCAGGGCGCCCGAACGCGCGGCGGATCCTCGGCGTGTCGGGGTTCGGCATGTCGTTCGCGGGCCGCGCCGATGACCTCCGCCCGATCCTGGACGGCGAGAGGCATGACGTCCTCATCCGATCGGCCGCGGGGCCTGAACTCCCCGTCAAGGGCGTGCGGCTGGAGAAGCACGACGAGGACGGCGGGACCTGGTACGGGCACGGACGCCTGACCAGCGACTACACCCTCGAATGGAGGCAGACCAATGGCTAAGACTTCCGGCCTGGGCGGCGTGATCAAGGTGGCCGATGCCACCCAGACCGCCCAGACCATCACCAACGACGTGACGAACTACCAGTTCACTACGCCCAGGGCCGTGCAGGACACTACGGGCGTCGACAAGTACGCCAACGAGCGGATTCTGCTGCTCGCCGACTACACGGTCACGCTGAACGGCGTGTTCAACACCGCCAGCAACATGAGCCACGCCGTGTTCTCCACCATCCCGTCCACCTCGGTTATCCGGTCGGTCGAGATCGACCCCATCGGCACCACCTCGGGCTACCCGAAGCTCGTCGTGAACACGCTGCTGACGGACTACCAGATCACCCGGGCGAACACGGGCGAGCTCACCTGGCAGGTGCCCGGGTCGCTCGCGGATGGCAACGCGCCCGCCTGGACGACCAACTAGCCCACCCCCCCGGGTCGGCGTCGGCCCGCGCGGCTGCCGCCGCCCCAGGGATCGAACACCGGAATGGAGGAGCACACCATGAGGACGCTCGGAGTCGTACTAGACGGCCGAACGCTCATCGAGGGCGAGCCATTCGGCCCGGACACGCTCGGCACCGTCCGCGCCCTGGCGAAGCCGTACATGGGCCGCCTGGGCGTGGACCCCATGCGCCTCGTCGGGGTCCGGGTGACCGGCGAGCGGATCGAGTTCACCTCGGTTGCGCCGGCCGGCCAGCCCGCGCACGTCACCGGGCACGGCGAGCGGTTCCAGGTGCGCCGCTACCCGCGCCCGGCCACCACCAGCTAACCGGCTAGGCCGATCTAGCCGCAGACAGGAGCCA